AATCTAACTTTTAACGTAACTCAAATAAAAGTAATGCTCGACGGAGTTATTGGAGCAGCTTTAACACAAGTTCAAACATGGGAAATTCAGGGAACTCTCCCAGATGGAAAACCAGATGGAAATGTAATCTCAACAGGAACATTAGACACCTCAATCGTAACTACTACTGAGGGGTGGTATACAATTACTATGAGTGCAGGAACATTAGAAGCAAGCAAAACTTACGCCTTAGTCGCACAAGATGGATATACCGACGGAACTAATAATGTTACATGGAGTGTGGACGAAACAGCCCCAGCTTATACAGGGGGTTCAGTTTGGACAAGTGCAAATGCTGGTGTAGCATGGACAGAAGTATCAACTAAGGATTTTATGTTTCAAATTGAGGGGGGAAGTTATGAGGGGACTTTATGCTCATTAGCCGACGCTGTTAATAAAGCGGGAGCAAATGCAAGCACTGGCTCAACAGAAGAAGTTTTAGTCTCTGACTTTGTCCGACAAGCAGAGGGAGTTATTAATGCAATCACAAGATACAACTGGGTTGACCAATACGCCTCAATCAGCGACGATACAAAATTCATTCTTAATCAAGTCGCCTCAGACTTAGCAGCAATCTATATTATTACTTATGACATGGCTGGCTATACTGACAGGGTTGAAGCTGAAACCATGATTAATGTTTATCGGGAAACTGTTATGAGAGGATTAAGTTTATTAAAGAACCAAGAGGTTAAGGATTTTATAAATGACGCATGATTTTAAACGCTTCCCAGAATTAGGAAACTCACAAATGCAAATGTATTACTGGGAAAGTCCACACAAACAAATCTTAAATAGCTTTAATGCAAAAGTTGTGAAAGTAACAGATGGAGATACAATCAGGGTGATGTGGGAAGAAAGAGATTTTAGTTTTCCAGTAAGATTTTTAGATACAGACGCACCAGAATTAGATGTCGAAGGTGGGGAAGAAAGCAGAAAATGGTTGGAAGATTTAATTATGGGTGAAGAAGTGTTTATTGAAGTAGACAGAACAAACAGGGTCGAGAAATGGGGAAGATTGCTCGGCACAATATTTCATGAGGGTATGAATATTAATGAATTAAGTATGTTAGAAAATAAATCGGTTCCCTTTATAAAATAATGCCACTCTCACAACTAAACAAACTCAACTCCATAAATGGAGATAAGACGGAAAAGAACAAGATTATTAAAGATGTAGAAGCACCAGAAGAAGATAGGGATGTGATAAACAAAAAATGGGGAGTAGATAGATGGGGATAAATACAATAGATTCAGCAATAGCAAGCGATTTAACAAACGCTATAACAGACTTCTCAGTTACTGCTCAAGAAACAGATGGAGTTACTTCTCAAAAAGAAAACAGATGGATAGATGAATTATGGGGCACTTACTTAGGATATTATAAAGACGAGAAAACCCCAGAACTAACAGCAGTTATCGACGCCAAAAGCACATGGGTTGTTGGAAAAGGATTTAAAGCTGATGAAATGACAACCATGATTTTAGACGCAATTAAGGGAAATGGGAAAGACACATTTAACACTTTCTTAGAAAATGCTATGCGAACCATGTTAATCGGTGGAAACTTTTATGCAGAAATAATCAGAGGAAATGATGGAGAATTACTAAATCTAAAACCTCTCGACCCAGCAGTTATGCAACACGTTGTTAATAATGAGGGAATATTCACAGGGTTTGAACAGGTCTCAAAGACAAAAGGAAATAAACCTAAATTGTTTCAACCAGAAAATATATTTTATTTAGCAAGAAACAGGGTCGCTGATGAAATACATGGAACTGGAATTGCACAGAAATTAAAACTAATTATCAATATGAAGAATGAAGCTATGGCAGACCAAAAGCAATTAATGCACAGACACGTTAAACCTTTAGTAAAGTTTATCCTCGACACAGATGATCCTGTAAAGATAGCAGCATTTAAAACCAAAGCAGACAAGATGATTGCAGACGGAGAAAACCTATATCTCCCTAAAGATACAGCAGAGCATGAAATAATCGCAGTTGCTCCTAATGCAACTCTTAACCCTATGGCTTGGATAACTTACTTAGATAATCTCTTCTACGAAATGGCAGGTGTCCCTAAAATTATTCTGGGGGGAAGCGGAGAATTTACAGAGGCTTCTGCAAAGATTGCTTATCTGGCATTTCAACAGGGAGTAGAAGAGGAACAATTATTTTTAGAAGAACAAGTATTATCACAACTAAATTTATTAATCGAATTAGAGTTTCCAGCAAGTCTGGAGAATGAATTATTATCAGACAATAAAAAGGATGGGGCTCAGAATATCGACCAAAGTGAAACAACCGCAGGGGAGGGGCAATAAATGAAAAAGAAAACAATCGATTTAAGAATTATCATAACAGGAATAATTTGCATAACAGTATTAGAAATTATAGCATTACTTAAAGGAATAAATGGAACAATCCTAACTATCATCGTCGCTATATTAGCAGCAGCGATAGGAGTGGCAATTCCAACACCAGAGATTAAATAATGGCAAACAAACCAATTCACTTAAACAAACCAAAGCAGGAACTAAAACTCGGAGAGCAGACAACGAGAAAGTCCACTCCAGAAGAAACTGCACAATTAGATAAAGAAGTCGCAAAGAGAGATATAAATCTGGAAACAAAATTTAAAGATGTCAAAGATAAAGGAGTTAGTAATGTAGAATTTGCAGAGGGAAAGAGAAAAGCGTTTGCAGAAGAACATCCTTTACAACAAAAATTCTTAGAAGTAGCTGCACCAGCGACAGCTATGGGAGCATTAGGAGTTGGAGTGTTAAAAGCATTAACTGCAACAAGCAGCGTAGCAACTGGGGGATTAAGTGCAAAAGCAGGGACGGCAATACAAAAAGGATTTACAAATCAAAAAATATTTAATACAATTATGAGCATGAGTGAGAAATTAAATGTAGCACAAAAAGTGGCATTAACAGCAGGAAAGACTGCAACTAATGCAAAGACTGCCGCTGCAACTACAAGTTTATTGATGAAAGCAGGGATGGCATTAGGTGTCGCAACGTTCGCAGCAACTCTCGCGGGAAGTTATGTTTTTGCACCATTTCAAATAGTAGAGGGAAGCGACAAAATTGGGATGGCTATATTTATGGCTTCAAAACAGGGAGAGTGGGAATTAGTCAAAGAATTAACAGAATATCAAGCACAATTAACAGACCCAGAAGTCTGGGAAAAAGTAGTTTATCAAATGCCAATCAAAAATGCAGCAGACGCAACTGTAATAAATTTAAAAGCAGCAAAGGTTGGGAACGACGCGTTCGCATATTTAGCACAAAAAGCATTAGAGCAACAAGAGACTGGAGATACTGACGCTCAGAAGTGGGATAAGATAAATAAAGAAATCGAAGAAGAGAGAAAGAGAATTATTAAAGATGATGAAGAGAGATACTCAAGATATGCAAAGAACGCAGCAGAAGCAAAGAGTGCGGCAAGAAAAGAAGAGGCTGCATTTTGGGACAAGATTATGAGAGATAGAAATAAAAGAATAAAACAAGAGAGAGAAGAGAACGAGGCCTACTGGACAGCGATAAGAACAAAGGGTGCTATGGCTGAGGGCTCAACAGTAGGAACAGGATTAAGAGGATTAAACCAAATCCGATAAATTTATAAAGTGCGTGTGTATACTCTTTCTATGGAAGAAACTAATGATGGTGAGGAGCAATCCCAGTCCAAACCTGATGAAGCTAAGGAAGAAGGCTCTGACGATGAGCCTTCCTCCAGTTCCCTTATAGATGACGCAGCAAGGGCTGCTGAGGAGTTAAAAGTGCAGAACGATAGGAAAGATAAGCTATTAGATAGAGAGGAGAAATTAGAGGCTCTGAGGCAGTTAAGCGGAAAAGCAGAAGCTGGACAACCAGCTAATAAAAAAGAAGAAACTCCAGCCCAATATGCTGAGAGAAAATCATCTGGAAACTAAAATGGCAATAGAAGATAAAAAACAAGGTATCAAGGTTGGTTCTCCTCAAGAGGCCGCATGGACTGAAATCTTAGAAGCACAAATAAAAGCAAGACTAAACGCGGAAATTAATGGGGAAATTGCAAAACTTTTAATAGACTTAGCTGACGAGAAAATCAAAAAATACAAATTATAAAAACCGACAGATTTAAATAGTTTCTCTTTCATTATTCTATCATGGCAAATGAAACAACACTAATGGTTGAGACAGAGTTACCAGTTAATTTTAAATGTGCTGATGGTGCAGGGATAGCAAAAGGAGCATTATTGGAACTTACTGAAAGCATGACTGTAGTTACCGTTACTGGTGGGACTAAAATGATTGCAGGAATTGCAGCAGAAGAGAAAATTACTAATGATGGAAAAACTACAATTAAAGTTTATCTTGGTGGAATATTTAAAGGAGTTGCTGGGGCAGTAGTTGCTATCGGTGCACCTTTAATGAGCGACGCTACACCAAACAAATTAGAAACTCAAACAACATCTACAGGAGCAGCTGGATTAGGTTATGCTTTAGAAGCACCATCTGGAGACGCAGAAACTTTCTTATTCAGATTACAAATAGGTGGGGGCTCAATTAGTTAATGGCAGACATAGCAGGCGAAGCTGACATAAGAGGCATTAATATTGATAAGCTGGCAAAAGGTTACGCTGAATTAGAGCCAAATGTTCTTAAAAGTTTTGTTTTAAATACTAAAACTACTGCAAGAGAAATGAGATGGTATCAAAAGACATCTGGGTTTATCGACACTGCGGTAACTGATGATACAGCAGGCTCACTAATTAGTAATACTTCTGGCGGTCGGCCTTTCATAGCTGAGCAAAGTTGGACAAGACATACAAGTTACGTAAAAGAGTTTTTTGTAGAAAGTCCTATGCTATCAGACAGCGACTTAAAAGATAATGATGTGGATCTATTAACTACAACAATTAGAGATTTAGTGAGAGGAGTTCAGAGAAAAGTGGGATTAAGAATGTTTGAAATATTATTTAATTGTTTGGCGGCAACTCCAACACAACCATTAACAGGGACAACAACTGTTCAAACAAGTGCTTCAACTGATGGATGGGATGTAGTGGCAACAGCAAACCCAATCCTCGATATTCTTAACGGACAGCAATTAATAAGAGCAAAGGGTTATGACGCAAACAAAGCAGTGATAGCTATGAACTCAATCGAACACAAGTTTTTAATTTCTTATTTGATAAATGTTAAAGGTTCAAGTATTCCCTCATTTTCTACAGAGAAATTAAGAAGTGGAGTGGTTATGGAAATATTAGGAAACAGCGTTATAGTAGACGAAATATTTACAACTGATTGGGTATATCAGTGGGTTCCAAACCGAGCAGCTACATGGAGAAGTTTTACACCTATGACATCTGCTAAGATTGTAGAACCATTAATCGGTGTGAAGATTAGAGTAAAAGAAGAGGGAGAGTTAATTCTTCATGACCCAAACGCAGTTCACGTTATTTCTGATACAATAGGTTAAGATGACTAAACAAAATAGAGAAAAAGCATACAAGCATTTCAGAGATTTAGAAGCTAACTACGAGGCACTACCTCATTTAGATAAAGGCATGACTGCAACTACTAATTTAAGAAAAAGAGCAAAGAAAAATGCAGACGCACTATTATTAAGAAATCCAGAGTTATCTGAATTGGATGAAGAAGTTAAAGAAGAACCCATTAAACAATCTAAATCTAAGGGAAAGAAATAATGGCGACTACCTACTATAGTCAAGGAAAGAAAGACACTACAGGCGAAGCGTTTACTGTTACTAATTTTGTAGAAGATTTTGATATGGACGCAAACACTGTAACATTAGGGGTTGTGGCCGATACTCTTGCAACATTAATCCGAACCCTACAAAGATTAGGAATAATTAAAGGAACTGTGGTAACAGCTTAAAATGGCAACTGCGGACATTCAAGTTAGGTCAATAGAACACAATCCTAAACTGGCTATAGTTGGTGATGGAACTGGAGATTATGTTGATAGTGTTTCAGCACATAATGGGACTGCTGTCAATAATATTTATTTAGATAAACAATTCTCTGATGTGACAAGTGAACTAAAAAGATTAGCTGTAGTTGTGGGTGATGATATTTCTATATCTGTAACTGGTGGAAATGTTTATCATATTGTCAGAGTAGAAGCATAATTATTTAAAGTTTAATTCTCTATATTTCTATGGCAAATACTATCGGAGAGAAAGAACTCAAAACCAAATGGCCGCATGAAAAAGGCTTAACAGCCAAGACACAAACACAAACAGGAAGAAAAACAAACTTAATTCCAGAGGGACTAAATGGAATTAAAACAACAGTTCTGCAAAGAGATAAGGTGTTGATGTAATGGCGAGGCCTCCAAGTGCTGAGAGCATTATAAGAAATACAAAGAAAGATGAAAGAGTTGTTGAAACTCATGCAGACGTTGCCTCAGATATGATTTTACCTAATAATTCTGGAGAACACACAAAAGGAATTAAGAGAGATGTCCCAATTAATGATTATGATTTAGTAAATAAAAAATATATAGACGCTCTCGGTTTATTAAAATTAGATATTGATGGAGGAAATGCAAACGTCACCATAGATATTAATTCTCAAGATTTCAAAACAACTGGAGACATATCAGCAAGAAAAATTAATTTATCAAGACTTTCAGACACAGACCGCGTCGCTGACATAGGAATTATTGGAGATGTCCAAGCGAAATTGCGTATACTTGCGGATGGAAAAATGTTGTTTGGGGCAGGGGGGGTCACTGCTCCCGACACAACATTTTATAGAGGGGGAATTTCGGAACTCAAGACAGATGATAAATTTACTTGTGACACTCTCGAGGCTGATAGCGTCACAGGAACAAGTTATATAAGAAACAAATTAGAAATAGATGGCGTCGTTACGGTCAACGACGGAATAGATATGACAAATGGGGAAATATATAATCTTATCGACCCTTCGGGTGCTCAAGACGCTGCAACCAGAAACTATGTTGATACAAATGTTTTTAACGGGGCTCACGCGTCCCTTACACAATTAGATTATGTAAGTTCAGGGCACACTGGATTTGAACAAGCAAAGGGGGCTGATGACAACTACGTGACCGACGCTGAAAAGATTGTAATAGGAAACACAAGCAATACAAATTCAGGAGATCAAGCAATCACCCCAGAGGGAACTGCTGTCTTATCTTCTGGTGAGGGTGGGGCTACAAAATATTTAAGAGAAGATGGAGATGGAACGTGTAGCTGGCAAACACCCGCTGGTGGGACTGATACAAAAGGAGCCATGATTTTAGGACAGGGAATTTCACAATATACTTCCGTAGCTTTAACTGCAAATTTTATAATTTACACAAGATGGAAAGCAAGAGCAACTGAAACAATCTCGGCTTTAGGGATTGGATTGTTTAATCCAACAGCAGGAGATAAAATTATAATGGGATTGTATTCTGATAATGCAGGAGCACCAAACACAAAACTCGCAACAACAGCAGAGTATACTGCTGTTGCAGGAGACATAAATAATGAAGTAGTTTTGGATGTAACTACAGGTTATGCTGTGACAAAGAACGTAGTTTATTGGATTGCTTATATATCAGACGCAACAATTACAGGATATTCAATAGGAAATACAAATGCTGCTTTAACAGGACAATATGAAGCACAGGCTTATGGGGCATTGCCCGCGTCGGCAACAGGAACAAATAGTTTTCCAAGAATAAATATGTTTGGTGTAA